ATAACATCAATATCTCCTCCCCAATAAGGTAATTTATATTCTGGATTATTATTTATAATTGTTATTTTAGGAAATATAGGTTGTAAAGATAAAACAATTTGTTTAACATTCTCTGGTCTTTTATAATTAAGTATAATAATTCTAAGCATAAATTGATATATTACTCATTTTTTGGTGAGTATAAATAGCATAACGTACAGCATCAGAAGGGTGGGAACACCAATCATGAATTGGTTTTGGTTTTTCTGTGTTTGGATTCCATTTATAAGAAGACATTGCTGCAAAAGTATGTGCTGCACCTTCAACATCAAAAAATAATTTGTCTTGTTCTATTAATACTTGTACAGAAGCTATACCATCATTTACAGATTTAATAGCATTTTCACAATAGATATCATAGTCATAAGCAAAATCTGCTTTTACTTGTTGAGCAGCTGAATCAATATAAATATTATCAATATTCCATTCATCTATTTTTTCTTTAATATTATCTGCTAATTCAGAAGTAGTAGATTCCTTAGATATAAATTCATCAATAATCCAATATTCTTTACCATTAGTACCTATTACTACAAAAACATTTTCATCACGATATCCTACGTCAAGTCCTGCTATAACTTCAATAAATCTTTCTCCAATAAATTCACCAATATGTGTTTCTTCATTTAATGTGTTATAAACTTGATCTTCTGTAGTAGTCCATTCACATTCATATTCTTGGGCGAACATAGCACGAGACATAGCTTTTCGTGCTTCTTCTACATCATTTACTGATAATAATGGATTTGCTTCCCAAGTGAAAAGGTTACTACCCCATTCTGGAAATTCAGAATCACCTCCTCTTAAAAAATAGTTATAAAGGTAGTTACCTTTTCCTCTAGGAGTAGAAATCCATAAACAACGAGAATTTTTAAATGTAGAAAGTGCTGGTCGTAAATCTCGTACAA